TCCGGCCATTGCGACGGGTCAATCTGCCGCGCCTCCCCGTCAACGCGGATGGTGAAGGGTTCCGACGCATCGCGCATCATGCGGTAAATCTTCATGCACAGACGACCGAACGCCTCGGCCATCTGGCGCGCAACGGCTTCCTCGATCTGCTGACCAGCGGCCTGCATCATCGCGGTGCCCATTGCGGTCTTGTTGATCGCGTCCGCGTCCAGGCCTTGGTTCATGGCCGTGATGCCAGTGCGCTTTTCGCCTTCCCCGGTTGCCCATTCCAGCACGCTAAGCGATTGGCCTACGTTGAAGCTGTTCTGCAATGCCTGCACAGCCGACGCATCCCGCACGCGGATAGGCGCGCCGGGGATCGGGCTAAGAATGTCATCAAGCGTTTCGTCGGTGCTGCCGTTCTCACTCACCACAAGGCGCGGCAAGTTGCTAAACGCCATGCCGTCAATCATCTGGCGCGCAATCATTGTGCGCAGGTATTGAATGTCCATGACCTTATCAGCCAAGGAATAGCCCACCATCGCGTGCGGACGCGGGAAGGGGCAGAACACGGCAAACGGCTGATCGTCCACCGTCTCGACCGCCATCTCGCCTTCTTCAAACGCCGGCTCGCCGCGCTGGTCAACCGCCTGCTCGCCGGTTTCCTCGTCAATGACCGGCTCGCCCTGCCAGCGCAGGATTTCATTCTCGACGCGGAACACCTTGACGCGCTCGGCAATCCCGTCCCCGTCAACGTCAATGCGTGCGTATTCCTCGCACAGCTCGACCAGTTCAACGGCGGGGCTGGTCTCTTCATCGTTGAAGTAGTCCAGCTTGTCGCTTTCGTAATACTCCAGGTCGCTGTCGTTATAACGGGGCAGATTGTAAACCTGCGCACGGTCAAAGCCCATCTCGACCAACTCGCCGCGTGTGATCGGGCAAACATGGGCGATGTAACCCGCCGTGTCCTCATGCTTGGCGCGCGGGCTAAAGCGAAACTCACGCAAAGGCACAGCCTGCCCGGTGTAACAGGTCTCGATATAGACGCGCCTCAGCTTGGCCGTAACTGTGCCGTCCTCGTTCTGGGTGACATCCTCCACCTCCATACCCTCTGGAAGCATCCCAAGGGCTTCTAGCGGGCCGGTAAACGTCTCACGGCTCACGCGCTCGCGCTCTTCGGCAACCGCCTTCATGATACCCAGCTTGCGCAATGATCCATCGTTCAACGTGTCATACAGAACGCGGTAGCCATCCTGCTTGCGCATGAAGTAGTAATCGACCGCAGCCGTTGCATCCTCGGCGGCTTGTTCGTCGCCTTCGTCCTCGGCCTCGAACTCCACCACACGGTCGCCGCTAGTGAATGTGCGCAGAACCGATTGCACCATGTAATCCACGGCGGTCTGAACATCGGGCAGCACGATTTGCGAGCGACCATCGACTTCGGTGCCAAGCGGGCCGCCCTCGTATGCGACAAACGCGAGGCGCTGCAATTCCTCCAGCTGCTCGTAATAGCTATCGGCAGCGTCGTATTCACGCTTGAGGATCGCGGCCAACTGTTCGGGCGTGTCAATCATGCAATCGCCCTCTTGAGATTGGAAAGGTCTAGTTTGCGAACCGCGCGGGGCTCGTTGTAATCAATCGCCGCCAGCCCAAACGCATCCGCACTGTGCGAGGCCCAATCGTGGTTAGGCCCGACGCCGTAACCGCCTTCGTTCTTCTTTTCGTGATACCAGCCCAGAGCCTTCAAGCCCTTGGCGCACCGTGTTTCGTCAAACCAAAAGCGGTTGAATATCGACCGCGCCGCCTCAATGCGTTTCATTGCAGCGCCCTTGCCTTGATTAGGCACCGTGCGGCACTGGAAGCCCGCGTTGCGTATGTGATCCTCAAACCGCACCGCAGTCAGCGCATCCATCTTCGCGCCGTCATGCGGCAACACCTGCTCAGCATCGCCGTAGCCATTGGATCGCAGCCAATTCAAGTGCGCGCTCAAGTCCTGCCCGCTCGCCTCGTAATGGTCGATGAAACGCACCTGGTCGCCCTTTTGCTGGGCAATCCAAATGGCCGTCGCGTCCCTTACGCCAATGTCCCAATAGGCGCGCTTGGAAAGCAGCTTGTCTTCCGTTAGCGTCCCGATGCGGCCTTGCTCACGTGCCTCTGCTAGTGCGCGAGCGAAATAGGCACTTTCAACCGCCGTGACATATCCGCCTTCCCAGATGTGGTCGTATTGCTCAGGCTGCATCCGAATGCAGTCCAACCGCTCTTGTTCAAGCTCCTCGGGAAACCAAGGATTGTCCGACCAGTTGGCGCGCACGACAATCGAACCGCTCGGCACTTCCGGGCCGCGTAGCATCTGGTCAACCGCATCGCTGTCAAAGCGTGGGTTCCAGCTAAACCACAGTTCCGAACCCGGCTTGCGGATCGTCGGGCGCAACAGGTTTAGACTGCGCTGCGATACCGTCTGCGCTTCTTCGACCCATGCCACATCAAAGCCCTCGTAGGACTTGATGCTTTCGCTTGTGTGATCCTGCAAGCCAGCGAAGGCAATCAAGCCGCCGCCGGGTGTTTTGATCTCAGCCGATTGCACATCAAACAAGCTGCCGAGGTTGTATTCCTCAATCTTGCTTTCGATTAGCCGCTTGGCAGATTCCTTCAGCGACTTTTGAATTTCACGGCAGGCCAGCACGCGCAAGCCCGGTTCACTCAGGCACCGGATGATTAGCGCGTCGGCATAAAACTGTGACTTGCCCGAACCGCGCCCGCCCCATGCGCCCTTGTATCGCGAACGTTCAAGCAGCGGTTCAAATGCTGGCGAAACACTTATTTCAAGCTTGGCCACGTTCCACCCGAACCACCAGTTCGGTGATGTGCTGACCGTTAGCGCCGGTTCCCGCAATCGTCATTGGCAGAACCTTGCCGATTAGCGTGAGAAACGCGGTCGGGTTTTCATCCGCCTGCTTCATCAGGTAATCTACGCCGCCCTTCTTATCGAGCGCGCCGAGGATCATATCCTTTAGGGCTTGCGTGTTCTTGTTCGGAATACCCTTAGGGCGACCGGGGCCGGGGGTGCCATCACCGACGCGCGGTTTCTTGTCTGTTTGTTTTACCACGTTGGTGACCTTCCCGGCTCCTTTGCAGGTGGGCCGCTACTGTGTCGTTAAATGCCGCCCCGGATCATGGAGCGAAGTGCATCGCGCCTCACCGCCACAGCTTACCAATGCCTGCGCCGATCATTAACACCGCTATGCCTGCAAGACTGCCAACCAGAAATAGGGCTGTTGCTATGCAGAGGCAGATTGCGGCGAGGCGCATTGACTGGCCTCCGTGTGTTTGCCCGCACCACATTTTGCTCGGACGCTCGCACATTGGCTTTGACCGTGCAGACTGCCCATCAAGCGCAATAGCCTTCAGGATTAACTGCCGTTCTCGTGCGTGCTGATATTCGCCCGCTACGAACTGCCGCCGTTTGTGACTTGATCGGCTGTCGAGGGGCAGGAGCCGTAGCCCCTAACGCGAAAGCGCATCGCAACTGTGTAGAAGCTAGGCGCAATTCGTCATGTTGGTGGTGCGGTAGCATATTTTCCGCCGGTCGTCAACACGCTATCTGACAATCGCTCCCGCAATGTATTTCAGGCTCAACAGCGCCTCACGCATCACCCGCCGCTCTGCCACGGGGACGATTGCCACCAGCCTGCCCTTGCCGTCATACCGTTCCCGCCCGCCGTGCGTCTCGATGCACCAGGAACACAGCGTCTTGTCGTCCCGTGCGACATGGCGCAACAGGTCAAGCGCCCATTGCCCATAGCCGAGAATGTCGCGCTCAATGCGGCTTGTCTCGATCTGCGCAGGCGTGGATCGCAATAGCTGGGCGGGGATTGTCGAGCCTGACACGCTGCCACCACCGCCACCCATTGCCTTGTCGGGGTGCATGGGGGACATGGTGGCGCTATCGTCCTCGGCCTGCTGGGCTTGCTGGCGGTAGTAGCACAACGCGTCGAATTGCGCGGGGGTGATCTTGTCGCGGTCGAACAATTCGCGGATCGGTGCCTTGGCGCGGTAGGCCATGCCCGCGCGCTCCATGATGTTGCGGGCCGAACGCTCACGGGTCGGCTCGATGTGGTCGCTAGGCTTGCGGGCTTTACGCTTGGCTCGGGTCATGCTGCACCTTTCA